TTACCGATGAGGTATAAGGCTACTGGGATAAAGAAAATCAGCCGTCACCTTGGCCTGATAATGCAGCACCAACTGGCCTATAAGAATGATTAACAGCAGGGACACCATCAGTGCCCCGTAGGTTTTCATCATCGACCTCCCGCCCGGCTAAAAGCCGCAGCCATTTTTTTGTCATAGTTATTGCTCGCATAGCCAGGTCCATTATAACCCTTGGCGAAGCTAGCCCAATCAAGCGCACGCAAGGCTTTGGTCAGCACCGGATTGGCATTGATGAAACGCACGAAAGCCTCCAACTGTGCCGCTTCGCCGCTATACATAGCGTTAATAAAAGCTTGTAAATTAGGGTATTTCAATAATTTCCAGTGATAGCCCATGATCTGGAACGCTCCCCAACTGCATGACTGGAGCGCACATTCACGCTCGATACTCGCAGCCCGTGCCAAACGCTCATGCTCTGCTGCACCGCCGCTATAGCCACCAACCGCGCCATTAACCAGATCGGTAGGCAGACCATCAGTTTTCATACCCTTTTCCAGCAGTAAGCGGCGAAATACATGGCGTTCGAACAGAATTTTTGGCCGGCCATCAGGCAACATCCCCCTCCCCACACTTTCCACCTCAGCCACCGCCTGCACGGCGGCACAAGGAACACCTAGCAGTGTTGCTGCCCGTTGATAATCCTGAGATGTCAGGCTATTCATGGTCAACCTCACCTGTTTTAATACCAGAAAAGCGAACTAATAGCTTAATGTTACCCTTAACCGAAAACACACCAATACATAGCGCAACGTTGAGTAGGGCTTCGGCGGGGTCCACCTCATCGTATACGCCTAGAATAAGGCGGATCGCCACCGTGCCGCTGGCCGCAATGATGCAAAAAGCAAAAATGGCCGCGCCATAATTATGCCCATTCTTGCCACGGCGAAAGGCGAGCAGCCGTAGTGCGATCAAACCGCAGGCTATTCCATTAATAACGACCAATAGGGTATTAAGGCTCATTGTTATGCCCCCCTTTTTTGAGCAGACCTGGGTCTGCCGCACGCTTGGTTAATGCCATTAATAAACGGACACTGACGGCTGAACTGACAATGGCGCCAATCAGCTTGGTCACCGCCAATTCGCCCGGCAAAGTAGTGGATATTGCATTGGCAAAAAATTCGCTCGATACCACACCAATGACGAACGACACGATAAACAGCACGGTTCGGGTGGCAAAAGGGTAATCTTTCGCGCTAATGACGAAGATCACCGAACCGATAAACGCACCAATCACCACATCGGCGGCCTCTGGGCCAGACAGCAGCCCGGCGATGGTCGCGCCGGTGACAATAGCGGTCGCCATTGCCGCACTTGAAATGGGTTCTGACATAGACTCTCCTCAGAAATAAAAAAGCCCCGCATTACGGGGCCTGATACAGCAGATAACACCATTACTCGGTACGGCTATCTTCGCTTGATTCGTCGTTAAGATCGGTTGTAGGCTGAAGATCTGCCGATTTCGGCTCTGCGCCATAGACTTGCACGCGCAGATCCAGCCAGCGGCCCGCAGGGATATCGATCGGGTCGCCGTCCTTGTAACCAGTAACAATGTTTTGAGCGAAAGTAGGGGCAGATGAATTTGCCCGATGGAAGGTTTTGATCAGTAGATCGCCGGATTCTTCAACTTCATAATCCACCCAAACAAGCGGCAGTTTGTTGCGATCGGTAGGGATCTCAATACCACCGTCAATACCGCCCCATTCAGCATCAGAGTTAAAACCAAGCGTACCGAAAACGCGGTAAACGCCCTCGCTGATGCGCTCGGTGGTTACGCCCTGGCTTTCACCGTTGAGTTCACATTGACCATTACCGAATAGTTTGACGATTGGACTGGCTTTCTTGATGAAACCGTTGGCGTCTACTGTTGTGTTTCCGTTATGCCAGAGCTCTTTCCATGCGCCAACGCCATTATTTTGTATGCGCCGGAAAGCCATTTTATCAGTGCCGAATGGGAAGGCGACTTGAAAACCATATGTCCTGTTTGAATATCCAAAAACGTTAAAAACATGGTTATTTGCAGCATCAAATGTGTCAGTCATTGATGATACATTGGCATAAAATGCGCCGTTTACTCGGTAATCTGACGCTAATGTATAACCAGTTAATGATGGTCTGCTATCAGTACCTAAACCATACGCACCGATTTGTAAGTAACGTGCATCATTTCTACTTCGTGGTTCATATAAGTTCCAATCAGTCCAAACCTGTGATGACGCCATAAAGTTCCGGCTATAGAATATGCTGCTATCTGATTGTGGTCGGTACTCCTGAGTTATCGCCGCAGGCCCACCAGGGGCATTAGTTGCTCTATGATTGTAAACCTTCAGAGTCCCCCCCAAACTTACTGGATAGTTTCTAACAGCAGTAGCATTAGAGTTTATAGCTTGATAGAAATCACCTTCATCAATAAGGGTATTTAAATCCAGCGTGCCAAGCGAGGCGGCGCGTGTCGCAACTTGACTATTATTGGAATAAAGCGGGCCAGGAAATGTGACAGAGCCATCGGCTTTAGCGTTAATAGAATATGCTGTGCCATTCCAGCGTATAGTCATATTTCCGGTTGAGGTATCTGAAAATACCGCTCCCTTTTCCACGTCATTAATGTCGCGGAATCTCAGCAACAGATTCGGCGTTGTGCTGGTAGCACGCATTTGCTGATCGCCGTTAGATGTGATGTTTTTCTTGAATTCAACCGCACTTGCTACCGTCTGCGTCATCGTCGTCGATTTATTCAGCGTATCATTAATCGCCGCCGTCAACGCCGCCTGCGATTTCACCGTCACGGTCGAACCATCAGGCGCGGTCAGTTTGACATCCCCGGTGCCGCTGAGGATCTGCTGCCAACCATCCAGTTGGCTCTGCCACTGGCTCACCAACACCGACAGTTGCCGCGAGAAATCCGCCACGCTGCCCACTAGGGCTGTGACAATCGCATACTGCTGCCCCGTGGCGGCACTGCCGGTATATGGCGTTGCCAGAGTGATTTGCGTATCTGAAACCACGCGCTGAATCTCATACATCACCACCGTACCCGCACCGGGCACCAGCAGCATTTGGCCAGGAACCACACCGTAAACCGGGTTGTTCCATTGTGTCCCTGTTCCGGTAACGGTGGTTGAATTTTGCACAAGCGCTATCGTGCCTGAGCGATACCAAGCTGTAGAAGCCATTGTTAATTTCCTTTGTGATTATATTGCTGAAGATAAGAACGTTAGAAAAGAGTGTTCAATGCGGCTATGGCTATGCATGCCTTACGTATTCTTCAAATATGCAGCCCTGCGGTTGCAGAGCAGATTAGCGGTTGTTTATTCGGCTTTATTATCGGTTGTAGATTCAGCATCAACCTCAGATTCAGGTTGTACCTCTTCTGGTTCGACGATCTCTGGTTCTGGCTGAGCTGGCATGCTTAAGCGCAGATCGATCCAACGCCCTTCGGGAATATCCATCGGCTCCCCGGCTACCACCATTGCGCTCTCTGGATCGAACCGGCGCTTGTGGGTGTACACCCTGATGGTGCCATCCTCATCTACTTCCGTGCTGGCAAACACCAGACGATTACCGTTGGTATCCTGCGGAATTTCAATCTGCCAGCCTTCGGTTGCCAGCCCCAAGGAGCCCGTAATCTGGTATATCCCTGTTGCTAGCCGTTGAGCGGAGACTCCTGCGGCTTCACCATTGACGGCACCAACTCCGGCAAGCGTAAAGCCAGACAGGTAATCGGCAGCCATTTTTTCTGGAGCATTGGATAGACGAATAATTGGGGAAGCTTTCTTGACAAAACCGTTGGCATCTACTGTGGTGTTTGTACTATGCCAGATTTTTGACCACGCAGGAGACCACGTTCCCGACGGTGTCCTAACTCTGATAGATAGATCAGGTGTTGCCGTGCCACGTATAAAAGCCATTTGCCAACGTGAACCAGAGTCAGCCCCTTCAATGCCAAAAAATCCTTGAACTGTTGGCGCCCCTGGCGTGTTAACAGGCCAAGTGAAAAACTGGTTTGATGCAGCGGCGTTAGCATCAGTAGATATAACAGATGATGTAACGCCTACACCATAATCACCAATTTTTATATAACGAGTGTCGTTTTTACTTTGTGATTCATATAGTTGCCAAACATCCCACGCATCAGTCGGAGCATTAAAAACTCTCTGATAATAATAATCAGCAACATGCCAGGGATAGTAAATCTGAGTTACGCCTTTTCGGCCATTTGATGATGCAACGTGATTGAGTACGCGTAATGTTCCTGCCGCCGCAATCGGATAATTTTTCTCAGATGTAGCATTCGATGTTGCAGCCTGATAATAATCTCCTTCATCCTTAATAATATCTAAATCAAGCGTACTTAGTGATGTAGATTTAGTGGCTACCGGGGTAGAGCCTATATACAGATTGTTTAATACCTTTGCGGTACCCGCTCTTGCATCCACAGAAAATACTGGTTGCCCATGATTCACATTAGATGCAAGGTTTGTTGTCGCTGTAGAAACAACTGAGAAACCATTACTCGTTGCTATGCTCGCATTATTTGGATGAGCAAGATCTGCCCTATCACCACCACGAAATATAAACGGAAGTGTACCAATATCAGGTACAGCACTTGTAGTGGTGTAGGCGTTATTTAATACGAGGCCATTATACAGCGAGACAAATCCATCTGCCCGGAATGATGCCGTATTTACAGTCCCATTCCAGCGGATATTCATTGCTCCCGTATCCGTCTGCGCATAGATAGCCCCCTTTTCCACGTCATTAATGTCGCGGAATCTCAGCAACAGATTCGGCGTTGTGCTGGTAGCACGCATTTGCTGATCGCCGTTAGATGTGATGTTTTTCTTGAATTCAACCGCACTTGCTACCGTCTGCGTCATCGTCGTCGATTTATTCAGCGTATCATTAATCGCCGCCGTCAACGCCGCCTGCGATTTTACCGTCACGGTCGAACCATCAGGCGCGGTCAGTTTGACATCCCCGGTGCCGCTGAGGATCTGCTGCCAACCATCCAGTTGGCTCTGCCACTGGCTCACCAACACCGACAGTTGCCGCGAGAAATCCGCCACGCTGCCCACTAGGGCTGTGACAATCGCATACTGCTGCCCCGTGGCGGCACTGCCGGTATATGGCGTTGCCAAGGTGATTTGCGTATCTGAGACCACGCGCTGAATCTCATACATCACCACCGTACCCGCACCGGGCACCAGCAGCATTTGGCCAGGAGCCACACCGTAAACCGGGTTGTTCCATTGTGTCCCTGTTCCGGTAACGGTGGCTGAATTTTGCACAAGCGCTATCGTGCCTGTACGATACCAAGCTGTAGAAGCCATAGTGAATTTCCTTTTATTTTAATTGCTAGATTCAAATGCCGTTAACCGAGCATTGATGGTAGAGAGAGAAGAGGCTAATTGACGTAATGTGCTCAATACATTGGCATTGGCAATGCGTGCTTCAATGGCCGTGGTGGCAGCACGTTCCACGCGATCGTCGATATTAGTGGTTAACGCGGCTTGCGCCGTATTAGCACTGGCCAATGCTTGAGATATCACCGTAATACTGTTGCTAAGTGCTACATCTGCCGCATTCACATCCCCCCTCAAGGCTGATATCGATTGTGTTAATACGGCATCCGCAACAGCACGGTTTTTCGCTTCACCATCAATAGCGTTTGCTAACACCCCATTTTGGTTATCAAGCAATTCTAACTGGCCATCAAACGTACTATTTAGGGTTCGTTGCTGATTCTGAGTGGCATTTAACTTGCTATTGGTCACTACCACGGCAGCAGAAACCGCATCAACCTGTTGTGTCAGTTGATCGAGCTGTGACAACACGACCTTTTTATCGCCATCTGTCGTAGCAGTTAACTGGCTGATATTGAGATGTAAAACCTCATCAGCAGCAAGCCGCGAACTGCTTTCCGTTGCCAAGAACGCCAAGGCATCGTCAACACGCTGCGATAACGCGCTATCAGCTCCCACACGCATAGCGGTTTCTGCAGCAAGTTGCGCAGACAGTTCACCGTTAATCCCGCGCTGTTGGCACTGAACAGCACTCAGCTTTGCTGCAGTCACCACTGCCGCAGCAGAAACGGCATCCACCTGCTGTGATACCTGCGTAATCATCGCCGCATTGTTGGCCACCGTGTCAGTCGCACGCTGAGCGGAATCTCGCGCACTGATTTCTGATTTCAACGCCGCAGTAGCCGATACCCCAGCAGCGCTGGCGCTCTTAGCTGCATCATCACGACTCTTACCAGCAGATAATTCAGAATTTGCAGCTAGACTGGCACTGTGTGTCGCGTCCTGAGCAGATTGCGCGGCGGCCAGCTCAGAGATTTTCGAGTTATCTTCTGACTTTTGTGCCTGCTGTGCGGCAGCCCGTATCTCTGCCAACACAATCGGCCCAGTCAGTTCCGGGGCACTCTCCACCAGATAATCATTGAGGGTCGCCGGCGGGCTGCTATCAAGCAGCGTGAACATTCCTAATACCGCCCGCTGCCCGTTTTTATACACTACCGTGACCGCATATTCGCCGGGGTAGAGTTCGAGTTTATATTCTCCCCCGGGCCCGGTAGTGACACTGGCGGCAATCTGTAAAAACGTCTGGCGGGTGTTATGGCGGGAAGTAATAACCAGATTGGCACTGGAGATCGGAATCCCCTCAGGACTACGGTAGATACCTGATAGTGTGATCATATTCCCCCCTTAGGCTGGGATATCGGGCCAGGTAATATTGGGTGTAGACGTATCCACCGCACGTAGTTGCTGAATATAAAGCACCCAAACCGTGAGAGATTCTTTATCCTGTTCGCTGATAACACCCAGTTGTAATTCTGTCTGCCATACACTGATGGTATTTTGTGCCTGTGATAACAGGTAAGATCTTTTATTTTCTGCCGACTCTGGTGTTTCCAGTGATTGAGGAATCTCAATCCAAGTAGGCAGCCCCTGATAATCTGCACCGCGTATTTTCCCTGCGGGTGGCGTCTGGATATATTGATGGTAAATTTCTTCGCTAACATCAACTAAATCATCAGGCAGCGAACCCGCCGAGAGATAATCGCCAAGCATTGACACAGGATAAAAAGCCCCTGTTTTTTGACTAAATTTATACATAATTAATACCCCACAGCCATCCAATAAGCCTCACGTTCCCTTGCACCATGATACCAAGCGAAACTTGTATTGCTTGCCATTAAATTGCTCGTTTGTGTATTCCAGGTCGTTTCATAACCCTGAGCAAAATTACGTAGGGTAAATGATACGGACAATATTCTATTTGGCATGGCGATATGTAACCCCACCCAATCAGTACTACCATTAGAGTTATTAGTACCTGAGGCAAAACCACCTTGAAAAATCATCCCGCTGCTGAGATCTTTATACCACCATGCATCTCCACTGACCGCTCGCTGAGTGGGGGGATTGTTTGGGCTATAAACCCGCTGCCCCTGCTCATAGAGCCCAGCACCAGTATCAATATTCCCTAATACTCTGCCGCCATGTATGCTTAAATAACGACTATCAGGAGGGTTGTTGGGGCTATAAACTCTCTGACCTTGCTCATAGAGTCCTGCACTAGTATCAATACTTCCTAATACTCTGCCACCGTTGATACTTATATAACGACTATCAGGAGGGTTATTTGGGCTATAGACCCTCTGCCCTTGCTCCAGAACCTCTGTGCCAGTCGCAGTGTTTAAATTACCATTTCTATCAATTTCAAAATACTTTCCTGTGACATTAGAAGTCACTCTAACATATCCATCTGTTGGTGTTGAAACCGTACCCTGCACTTTACCGTTGGCATCTTTGATGGTGTATTTTGTTGCAGTGGTATTTGATTTAACCTCTAACCCCCCCGTCAGTATTCCGCCAGTCAATGGAAGATAACCTTTGTTAATAAATTGAGTGAGGGCATTCACTAAATTTATTTGTAAAGTCTTCGCATCACCATTATCCAGTACATCTTGCTCACTATTATCAGCAATAAACTGTGCTACTGCATTAGTAATGACGCTGGATTGCCGCAAAGCGGTATTAATCTCTTTGGATTTTGCCACTCCGGTATTAAACCCCGAACTTCTAGCACTTAGCGCCAACCATTCGTCTGAGCTTAATACATTCGCACCATTATTTACCCCAAAGGGTAGAAACTCATTCTTAGCCATAGGTAACATCCTTTTTTACGCAGGTAATTCAGGCCAATTAATATCGGGCGCTGCATCCAGGTCTATACGACTTAATTGAACGCGATAGCGTCGCCAATGGCTGAGTAATTCAGCCTCCGCCTCGGTTGCCATACCTAAATCTACGGCATCAGTCAGGGGAGTAATTACCGCATTAGCTGCCGCGTTCAACTCTGCACGTTGATGGGTTGCAGTAACAATGTCGGCAGCGTGCTGTGCTGCTTGATCGGTACCCCATTCTTTGCCATCCCATTGATCAAATGGAGTAGTGGGTGCCAAAGCAGTGGTATTAAGTGGCAACGCTCCCAGCTCGTTAATCGTTACAGGTTGACCATTTTCGGTGTTATACAACTTTTTACCGCGATGATCTTCAATAACTTCCCACATATCATCGATGCGGCGAGCGATATATCCTGACTTCGTTTTTGGTGGTGCATCAGTACAGGCATTAGCGGGTAATCCTACACCTTCAGATAAAAACTCCTCACTATAATTCAGATACTCTCCTGTTGTACCATCGTAATTAAATACAGTGACTAATCCTGATGTAACGGCAGTATAATTATTATCTAAAATAGCCTGATTCATTATGCGGCTCTCACAATATAGTTAAACGCGATATTACGCGGTGCAGTTTCATTACCGCCCTCCTCTGTAATATATACTCCGCTCTCACCGTAATAGGCGAAATATGTCTGTGAGGAAGAAGCCCTGTACATCTCATGCACTGCTGGTACCTTGTTACCCGTTCCGTTGCCAAACAACAGCGCGTGATTGTGTTTACGCATCTTGTCTGTTTGGGGGCTAATGAGAGTTCGCCCCGTATCCACCCCTCTACCATCATCCCACCCGCGAATAAACTCGCCGCGTAAATCGGGTAATACGCCGCTGGGATATGCTAATGCCAAGTTGGGATAGAGCGTTTTACTGAATGTTGCGCCATTACATTTTAACCAGCCTGTGGGCGGGGTCGCTGTCGGCCAAGGGAGCGGGACGCCCGTTGGGGTTAGCAGGTTTTTTAACGCTGCAAGTAACGTCGAAGTATCGCCATTATCCAGCACATCCTTGCCACTACTATCGGCAATACACTGCGCCACCACGCTGCTGATAACGCTGGATTGCCTCCAGACGGTATTCAATTCTTTCGACTTTGCCGCACCTGAGGCAAAACCCTTGCCGCGCGCAGGCAGTGCCGACCAATCTGCCGGGGTGAGGACGTTAGCCCCAGCCCCAATGCCGAAGGGTAAAAACTCATTTTTAGCCATTAGTGATTTCCTTTAGGTCCAGGCCCCACATGCCTTTGTCAAAGCCGGACAGGTATTTGTTGTCAGCATCAAAACCGAATAACGGCCCCGGTTCCGATACCATGGTGTAATCTGCAATACGCACGCCGCCGGGTTTCACATCCAGATAGCCAAAGGCAATGATCGATTGCACCACGGCAGGTAATGGCGAACCGGTCAAATAGACGCTCATGGTCATATCAAGATTATCGACGGCAAAGATCTGAGTTTGGTCATCGGGGAAAACCCCCTGGTAGATGTTACTGAGGGTCGCCATCGTCCCGTCCCAGTTGTTCGCCAGGATTTTGGCACGCAGGATAGTGCGGTAAGCCTCATCATCCAGCGCGGTAAATCCCATATCATCGAACACGCCTTGCCAGCTCCCCTGGTTGTAACCTAACCCTTCTGTATCAAAGGAAAAATAGATGCCGTTAATGGTGCTTCTCACCACGCGGCCGATACCGATCCACAACCCCAGTGCGTCGAGCTGGCTGCTTACCGCACGATCGAGATCGAACTTATTGATAAAATCGTCCAGGGTTGACTGCAAAGCCGCAAACGGCGCACTGCTCAGGCCGATGGTGTCGAGATATTTCGGTTTACCGGCATGGTAGGCCGTGATAAGCGCTTGATAACGATTCATATTGTCACCACCGTGACGTTCGCGGCCGAACAGGTGACTGCCTGATTAAAAGTGACGTTGATATTAGCCGCCGCCAATGCACTGGAAGATTTACCGATTTGCAGATCGCTCAAGTCATACACACGCCCTTCGCCATTAAGGTTGGCAGGGACAAACAGGCGGTGCAGCAATACCGGATCGCCGATCGCCACGCCGTTAATGTAATCCGCAATAGCAGATTTCATCTGCTCAGCAATGTTAGTGGTATACCCCACCAACGGCTTCAAGGTGACGCGCACATAGATCGGCACGCTGGTTTTGCGAAAGAAAGAAACCGAACGCGTAATGCCGTACTGATCGGTCACCGGAACAACGGTGGTGCCATAGGTGCCGGTGCCTGGCGTTTTTTTGGTGGCAATCGTCTTGGCTATCTGCCGGTCATCGCCGCCGTCCACCACAATCGCAATCGAGTGGCTGGGGATACCGTTGCTGTCGGTGGTACTGGTATCATTTTCATAGCCCCGGTAGCGCTCCACATTAGGCAAAGTGGCGATGGCACCGATAATCCCCTCCAGCACAGTGCGCGATGGCAGCGAAACAGAACGCGCTTGGCGAATGCGCAATTCTGCATCCGACTCTACAGGTTGCCCCGGCGACGCCGCTTGTGGGTTAGTGACCGCTTGCCAGCCACGGGTTGGAGAACCAATGACGCTAAGATCGCCCGGCAATGCAATCACCGCACCGATAGCCTGGCAGGTCGCGGTCACGGTTACCTGCCCTGACGCACCAATCACTACGCTACTGGGCAGGCTCCAACTGATGCCGGTGGTGTCGCGCACCACACCGTTGGTGATTTGCGTGCCGACTTGCCCGGTGATCACCACGTCAGCCGTGGATTGGCTGGCAGCATTTTTAGTAATGCCATTGATTTTGACATTATTTTCCAAGGCGCGGCCCTGGGCCGTTGCTGGGCTGAAAGAGTTGAATACCGCAATCGCCATATTATTGGCGTCATGAATTGCCAGCGCTATCACGGCGATCCACTGCCCATCTTTGCTGTCTGGTTCCAGGTAGGCATCTTCGCCATAAATCTGGCGGAAAAAAGCCGTCAGCGAGCTAAGGATGGTCTGATAATCGGGCGCACTGATCCCGTGGGCATCGACGCTAGCCGATAACCCTAGTGTATCGAGATTGAGCATTATGCCTCGCTATTAATGGTAGTTGTGCCGTACAAGGTGTTGATTGAGGATGTAAAGGTCACACGGCGGGTCTGAGGGTTAGATTGCACCTGAAAATCGGTGATTTCATTCACTCCCCGGGTGCCAAGAATACGTTCGCGAACGGCCATCTGATAAACCAGCGACCTGTGTTTTCCCAGAATATTGGCTTTATAGGGCGTACCTGCGGCCGTATCCAAAAACCACTCCCCTTGCCACAGCTCAAAACGGGTTTTCACTGCCTGAGCCACCGCCTCTGGGGTATTAACCATAAAGGTGTTATCTCCCGCGCCAAAAATGTAATCGCCAGAGCTATCTTCTCTGCGGTAACGCATTATTGTGCTCCTCCTGTGCTGCCACTGCCGGTCTGCACACCGCCATGCTTGTGATTTTTCAGGCTGATACCGGCTGCGGTAACATCGTTTTTTACCGTCACCGGCCCGTTAATGGTAGCGCTGCCACCACTGCTCCCCATGCCCTGCGACAGATTGCCATTGATGGTGACATTGCCATTAAACACGATGGTAGGAGAGGTGATCTCCGTTCCACCGTTGGCATTTGCCGTCAGTTTTCCTGACGTGATGACATTAACCGCATGGCTGCCGGGGATCAGTTCGATCATCGCGGCCCCATCGTCACTGCGCAGTTGTGCCGATGAGGTGCTGATGTTACTGATTCTGTGGGGCTGCGATTGTGGCCCAAGAATGGCAAAGGCATCTGCCAGATGGTGCATACGCCCATCTACCGCATCCTGTACATCCCCACTTTGCCACCAGAAATCAATACAGCGGTCGGCAAACACCACCAGGCATTCATCGCCTGCTTTCACTGGAAATGTCAGGCTGACGCCACCGCCACGCGGGAAGATCACTGGCACATCGACCAGCAGAGGTAATTCAGTCTGGGTGACTGTACCGTCGGGATTTTCAACCCTGCCACGAATGGCAGGGCGCACTTCGCAGGTCACAGCATCGGCATTAAAAGATTCGATAATACCCGGCATCGCCACACGCAGTTCTGAGTGAAGAGATTCCCGTAGAGTATCGAGAATATTCTCCGTCGAACTGGCCCGTTCTTTATTAGTTATCATTACTTCTCACCTTATTTAAGGCGATAGCACCTGCTTTGCCTTTTGCGACACAAACCAGATCCATATACCACTCATTGCCGCGAGTATCGCCATGGTAAGAGATATTAATCACCTTATAATCGCCATCTTTTGACAAGACGGAAGACATTGCCTTGCTCTGCTTTTTGGCTACTCTGGCTGAATCCGCACTCATAACCTCTGTGGATGAAGTCGATTTATAGACACTGCTATTATCGAGCCTAATCAAGCTATTAATAACAATACTGGGGTTAATTAAACACTGCAGATTAATCCCACCATCAATCGTCTGCTGGGGCATCCCAACTAATCCGGTCTTATTGTTAAGAATAATAATGTTGGTACTATGAGAATTGTCAGGCCGTATCTGGATAGTATTGTTTACGTACTGCCAGGTAGCCTTGGTTTGCGACGCCAAGCGGTCCATCTCATCCCGGTGCATACCATAAATCGGTTTGCCACGGGGCATTTTTATATCATCCAGTTCAGGAATAAGGCCTACGGTCACGCCAAACGCCCTTACAGAGTTCAACAAGGCTTGAAAAACATCTGTTTTACTGTACCCCGCTGCCAACGTGGTATTTACTGTGGCATAGCAAAAGGCTTTGTCGTTCTCCGATGCCTGGATAGTGACAAAGGTATCCGTCGCATTATCCCTACCATCGATGGAAAAACTTATCTCCCCACTGAATATTAAACTGACATTATCCTGATAGCCTGCCGATAATTGTATTTGTGCAAACTCTCCGCGCGTTATTTTATTCGCCACATCCGATGAGAGGTTATAAATTTTAAACACCGCGACTTTAGGATATTTTGTGTCTTGCCAATTGATTGAAAAAGTGAATTTAAAGGGAGATAAATCCAGCCCATTCCCCTTTTCATCAACTATCACCAGAGAGCATTTCCTTATCCAGTTTTTGCTCATTTTTCACCTACAGATAAAGTTACTCCGTTTAAGTCAGTTGGCAATAAAATAAAGATGCCCACCGCTACCCAGATTCTCTTTGGTAGGAACCGCATAAATATCAACGTCGGAGGCTACCACCAGCGCGCCATTCAAACCCAGGTGTCGATAGGGTTGTAAAAGGTTAGTACCGGTCACCAGAGGTATACCATTGACAATATCGGCTCCAGTACTGCTTGCAACATCGAGAATCCAGCCAGCCATATCACGCCAGAGTAAGGTCATTTGATATTCAATACCCCTCAATGTGATTCTGAAGCGCTGATTATCTGCAGTCAGTGCAATCTCTATCATAACCCCAATACTCCTTTAAGTTCAGACACTCCCGTTCTTATCGAGCCAGTGACGGTATCGACAAAGGATTTCAACATATTATTCGGATTTACCGTCAGCGGGTTTTTTAACCCAGTATTGGAAATACCGGCGGTATTCTGCCCTTGAGCCATATCTTCAACCGGGGTCGCGGTAATAGTTTGAGTATTAGTGATATTGATTTGCTGCATAGTGATGGTGATCATCAACACATTTTCAGTGGCTGCATCCGTTGTCACATCCAATGAGCGGATCAGCATATTTTCATACTCTCGCTTACCGGTAATAACAGTAAAATGTTCAAATGTGTTTTGTAACTTCAGTAACTGCTGATAGATCTCTCTCGGACTGGTACCAATGGAAAGTTCATATCCTGCAATTTCATACTGCGAGGTATCAAAAAAATCCACCAATGAACCTGCACCGGCAAACCCCAGTTCCATCACCAGATCGGCAGGGCGATTATAGGCGTGATCGTTAATCGCCGCCCCAACCCCCACCGGATGTTCGGTGATTACCGTGCTATCGTTGTGCTTCTCGCTGATCACAATGTTGGGCACAATGATTCCAATACGCCGTTTTTGCTGATTAAACAGCACTGATAGCAGATCCATTATGATGTCCTCGGTGTTATTTTGCGCACCATATCTCTATTCACCCTATCCTGAGCGCTGGTCACTATTTTTCCTAGCTCTTGAGGATCCTTACACGCGGAATTTAATGTAATTGAGGTGTTCTGGTTAATCACTGGTGAAGTTGGCCCCGATGCACAACAACAACCCCCTTTTGCCGAGCGATAATCTTCAGGCTGACGCCCGAGCAGTGCCTGAGTGGCGTGTTGCAAGTTAGGAACAGTTAACTGCCTTAATGCCGACACCATGCCGCCCAGTAAATCGTAGCCGCGTGGCAATTTCTTTTCTTTCGCTATGTCTGCGCTATTTTTTTCCACCACGGGTGCAGGAGCCACTTTAGGGGGAGATGATTTTTTTTGAGCGACGACTGTATTTTTTATAGGGGCTTGATTTACATATTCAGGCTTAATACGTAAATATGAAGTAGGTTTTTTCCAGTAACCAGATTTAGGACCAAATTTTACCGTACCCGACCGACCCGGCTTCTTATCATTACCACGGGTACTGAAGTAAGTGCCTGTTCCATCACTACCTATTGGCGTTTCAACAACCCCAACATGATTATCCTTACCGCGCCACAGAGCCAGATCGCCAGGTTTGACATCTTTAGGATCTATGATGTCATAGTATTTCGACTTTGCTAACTCTGCGGTACTTTGATAGGGAACATTGTGCCCAAGCTCTTTCCCTATTGCATGAGTTAAATGTGAGCAATCATAAAGGGTGTTACCATTAGCCTGATTGCCATTAGCCCCATATTTATAGAGCGTATTTTTATATTTATCTTTAATCTCCTGTGTTAGTGGCAAAGGTTGGCTAATACTGCTATGTTCTTTACCCTCATTTTCTAACTTTGATGACAGAGAGTATGTTGCATTACTTTCATCATTACCATCAGATGACAAGACATTTTTATATTGGTACCCTTCAAGATTAGGAGCTAGCATAGTTACAGCCTCCTCACCTAACTTAGCATAAGAACTTATTAGGGTTTTATTACCATCTCTATCATCAACACCCAAAGCATAATACTTTATCGCCCCCAATGGTTTCATATGTGCAGACATAGCAAACCCAGCTATTTTAGCTGCAGAGCTACTCTCGTTTAAAGCTGGAGAGAATATTTTATCTACAACTTTTTTACCATTACTATTTTTTTTATAGGTTTTGTTAACCCTCATCCCCATCTTAATATTAGAGTTTGTATTATCAATAAAAGCTTTGTATTGAATATCTACATCCGACAAATAAGATTTTAACCCTCCAGGCAATATCCAATTATTATCATCCCTAAGGAATTTTTCGTGAGGTGACGGCTCTCCATTTCTTCTGGAGTATAAGCCTTTTCCTTTAGGATATTTTTCGAGCAAATGCTTAATGTTAGCTTTTTTTATCAAACCAACATTAGCAAGAGCCTCCGCACCAAATTGGAATAGCCCTAAATACCCATATGGATTGATAATTTTTTTGTCATTAGAGCTTTCGCGTGCGCTAACAGCTATCGCTAGAGCACGTGATTGCTCGGCATTTAATCCATTAATTTCTTGTTTTTTTTCAATACTCCCAAAAAGTGCATTACCGGCTTTAATTAAATCAGCCCTATCTTTTGGGATGTTTATTTCCTTGCTCATTATTACCTCCATAAAATTAAGAGGGTTTGGCGATCCCCTAATGACTTAATTAACTCTGTCGGCGCCATTTCTCTACCCTTTCAGCGTTATCAAACTGCAGGTCGAGAAAATCATTCATCAATGCCACATCAGCCAGGCCAATAGAACGATCGCGCAGTGCAGTATACGGGATAAGACCTGCGTCGACCGGGCGCAGCAGGTACTCTTCCCCCCCCGGCAGGGTATCCAGCGTTAAACCGCTGGCAGGTCGGCTATCTCGCTGGCGAGGGGTACGGGAAAAAAATCGCCAAGGGAATCTCGGAGAACGTTACCGACCAGTTCCAGCATGCCCAGCATGTCGATATCGTCAAACATCATCACGCCATCCTGGAAAACTGCGGTCCAGATTTTGCCGTTCTTGCGCGAGACCACTGAGAGGCAAGGATGCAGGATCGCATCACAGTCGGCGTCGCTCATGGCGGCAACGGCTTCCGCCACCTGCGGCAACAACGCCACAAGCGTAATTTCACCACTTTTCAGTTCCTCAAAAACCCCCGCCACCGCGGGGAGTAATTTACGAGAAACACGAAACTGGTCGAAAACATCGAGCTTTACTGCCCGATATTCCTGCCCTTTTAACTCAAATTCCATAGTTAGAACTCTCCAAGCATCTGGTCGATCTTGCCGCAGTCAAACACCCAGCTCACATTGCCGCCTTCTTTGGCATTCACATGGTCAGGGCGTTTTTGGAACGCACAGTTACGCGCCACAATGGTATCCCCAGAGGCGGTATTACGAATGGTGATGATGTTATTCCCCCACAGAGTTGAAGACATGCCCTGTGCACCATAGACAGAAGAGAGCTTTTTGTTCACCGGTGAGGTTTTCAGCAGCGTAACGGTAACGGTGCCGGACTTGGCGGCGTGCAGGCTGTGCATCACTTCCCCATCTGCCCCCAGAGTCATGGTGTTTTGCGGCCCGCTCATGGAGACCACGATCCCCTCGTCGGCGTTAGAGGCGCCATAACCCAAATCAATCACCCCAGTCGGGCCTGCCAAGGTGGCGCTAACGTCTGCAAATGAATAAGTAGCCATAGTTTTTTCCTTAAATTAACGATTTACGTTGATGATGACATCGGCGTAATGAACTGCGCCCGCCAGTTTGATGGCACACTGAATGATCGGTGCACGGCGTTTTTCACGTTCTGCCTGAGATTGTTCGGCAATCGGTGAGGCATAGGTGTAATAGCCTTTGGTCAGCGTCTCACCCGATTGCAGAATACCCAGCGGCCCGCCATTCCATACCCCTGGAGCAATTAGCCCGTTATCGACACCTTTCGCCAGTGACTGCTCGACGTTGGTCAACAGCCGTGTCACACCGCCATCGGTTTGTGGAATTTTGCTGGTAGAGGTGAACAGCAGGTTGTAGAGATTGTTCTGCACATAGTTTTGCAACCAGTCCAGACCATGACGCTCATCGATAAAGTCGCCATTACACATCACCCCTTCCTGGATGATCGCCGTGTCGTTGTTGTAATTGACAAAGACGTTGGCATTTTTTCCTTGCAGCGTATTGGCATCGTTTTGCGACAGCGTTTCAGCGGTAATGCCCGGTTGCTGTTTGAACTTCAGGGTGATAGTGGTGTTGTTACCACTGAAATTGACCGTAAAGGCGCGACCAAACAGCGAAGCCACTGCATAGGGATTGGCGCTCGAATACTGCACCAAAGTGCGTGAATAGTTTGCGGCTTTCAGGGTGCTGGCAATATCCGTGCTGCTGCCTGCATTGAGGATGCTGGTATTTTGCGTGGTGTGGCCAAAAACACGTGCAACAGCATCAGATTCAATCAGCGCAGCAACCTTGGTGACATCTGCATCACTCAGTGAAGTATCCGCAATCATCAGGCCGTACCAGGCGGTAGATTGGCTGGCCAGTGCAGCGACACACTCATCAATCTTCTCTGCCGCTCTGCGCGGCACCATTAACGCACCGACGCTTTGTACCAACCCCATCAAAACAGAGAGATCGGTACCGGTATTCACCGAACCATAAGTGACGGCAGACGTCGTACCTGTGGTTTTTGAGCTGATGATAAAACGGCTGCCATCCCACACCACAGTGGCCGTACCAATAGCAGTAGCCACTTTGGCAGCAATACCGTTCAAGCTGGTGTCGGCGGAGAAGTCCAGTGGGCCCACGGTTTTCACGGTGCCATCAACGGTGATTTTCATTGAGGCATCTTTCACCACAGTAAACCGGCTCAGTTGCTGTTGCGCTGGCGTCAGAACGCCACCACGCAAGAGTGCGGAAGCATCGGTTTTCGCCCAGCGCCCGATCAGCAGATCCACCGGGCGCGGAGATTGCTGATAGTAAAGGTTTGCGGCTTGATATTCCGGTGAGTTGAGGCCGAAATCTGCCACGACACCGCTGATGTCACTGTAGGCCCGTAAGCGTTCGTTAACATCAATGACTGGCGAATTGCCAACAATCAGCAAAGAACCAAAGTTACGAGCCTGTGCCGCGCGGACTGCCATATTCACAGACACGTTGATAATATTAGAAACAGGTAATCCCTGTGACATAAGTTACTCTCCAAAAAAGTGTGTTGGTGCTTCGAGGATAGAGTGGATCGCGTACTCTCTGACCACTTTCCGCTGGAGCGTCAAGCGTTGATCGTAACGTCTAACCCACTGATTATTTTTAAGTTCATGGGCTGAAACTATGGCTCCCGACGCAGAGAATGCGAGGCCAGCCTGATTCAGTGCTTCCCGGTTTTGCGCTATGGCGACACCATCTCGGAACTGGGTAGCGAGCAGCTGTCCATGAGGGCCGTAAAAACTGACCACGATTTCAATCAGTTCATTGCGCCAGAGCTGCACGCTGTCGTCCGTCTGATGAGTGAATGCCGGATTATCGTTAGCCTGAAATTTCAGTATTCCTAAGGAACACCAATCTTCCGAGGCCAACGGCTGGTGGGGTTGTTCGGCAGTCCACTCCAATAAAACGTACTTCGGCGGTAGCCCAGAGACACCCCGTACCCAGCGGGAAAGGATGCGTTCCAGTTCGATGTCATCCTGTTGCGATGACGAAATAGGTCTTAGGTAAGTGACTTCAGCGTTGTTAAGGTTGCCGTTTTCAAGGTGGCTAAGGCTATTACTGTCAGAGTTGTTGTTCATCCGGTACCCCGCCGTCAAACGGCATCAGTTCACAATGGGCCAGTACGAATCCGGCACCATAAGTAAGGTAGGGATCGACAAAGGTCACTCGGTAATCACGTCCTTGATAAGTGACAATATCGGCGTCACGTCCACTTTGCCCCTGGGTTAATCTCTCCAACGTGATGATCTGTATCGAGCCGCTAATCGTCTGGCTCGGCGGCGTACGCTGGGTCATCAGCGAATGGTTCACCGTGACCACCCCGATAAACGGCCTGGATTGCCGGACAACGCTGGTGACACCATCATCGTCTGTCAGCAACAGATTGCTTGTGACCACCAGCGTCGAATCGGCAAAATCGGCATCCAGCAGAATTTCGGTCACATCAAGCAGCGGCATGACAACCCCCTGATGACCTTTTCCTGGGTTGAAGCGCGGCAAAGTTCACGCTATTTTTCATCGTATTAGCGCTCATAACTGCTGCCCTCCTGCGCCAAACAGCAACAGCAGGTCGTAAAACTCGGCGCCATAGCGGCTATGATTCCACCAGCTCGCCTGAGGATTGAGCGTCGCGCCGTTGTCGTAACGAATACTGACTTTATCCACCGACTTTGCCGCTAATACGCCACTGTTATCACCGCTGCCGCCCCCCAAGGCACTGGTTCGCATATCGGCCGCAAACAGGGTGAGATAGTGGGCAACGAACAACTCGACCACGTAGGGGTAGAGCGGGTCATAACGTGCTTCATCCAGTAGTTGATCGGCCAATGCCAGATGGAGGGCAATCTGCGCCGAGGGATAACGAGTCACATCGCTAAATTGTGGAAAATCACTACGGAACTGCGCTTCAGAGGGCAGCGTCCGATTTCTCGGTTGTGGTGGCATAATTAATGTCCCCCTTTAATGGCTTCCGACACCGGCGGCTTTCGGCCCCATCCCGTTTGTGGTGTTGCCGGAGCCACCGTTCGGCATACCAGTGGCTTGCCAAAACACAATAGGAACCCCTCGGCTAGGCGATAACGGGTGTTATCGCGCCGTACATTAAAAAAATATTTCATGGTGATAAATCCTTGGGAAAGGGCTGTTTCAGCCCTGGCGCAAGCGGGCTAAATCCTCTGAGCGAATGGTAGAACCAATACCCGTTACCCGTGATGAGTCACGCAACTGCTCCGCACCAGCATAAGGTGTCATCACGCCGCTGCTCACGGCGTTGCCGATCGCTTCAACGGTCTGCATAGCGACCTTGCTGCGATCAAGTTCTGACATCTGCCATAACGGATTGAAGCTGAATGCAAAATCTTCCGGCAAGGCTTTGCCCAATACGGAGCGATGCAGGATCGACATCAGGGTATAAACCGGGCGGCGCAGTTGCCGGGCCTGCTGAGCCATGATGCCATCGTAGTAATTTGCCAAATCAACATCACCCGTCGTAAAACCAGCCGGAGATTGGCCAAACAACCGAACCAAGGGGATGTTAAGCGCCCCTGAAAGCTGTTGCGCAAACTGCGCCAGAACCTCAGGTAAACCATTAAGGTGATAGGCATGGGTTTCGAACTTGTCGCTGGCATCCATCAGCGTCAGGCCATCAATCGACTGCCCTTGTTGAATAGCCACCATCTGGGCCAACAATGCTTCTCTCGCTGGCCCCCCCATCGCCAGAATCTTACGCAGGTCGGCCACGCTATAGGTACGCAGATGCGCCTTACTCATCAGTTGTACGGTAGCAGTGGAGGCGCTATCAAACGCCAGTATCCGGTCATAAATGCGCTCTATTACACTAACTCCCCAGCCGTTCTCATCCTGGGTCAGCGGGCTAGCATCAAAACGGATAGCCCGGCTGTAATGGATTTTCCACGGAGGAATGCCCGTTGAGGTATCCGTCACCTGGTAAAAACGCGGTTGCCCTAAATCAGGCCCCAGCGCACTTTCCCTGTCACTCAGCGATGGCGAAACTTGCCAGCGATTCAAGGGGGCAATGCCACGGAATGCGCCCGTTTTCACGGTCTCTACCCGCAGAGGCGTTGACATATCGTCGCCATCAAGCAAGATGACGCCAAGCGCACCGCCGTACAATCGGCTTTGCTTGATGACGTTATTCAGGCTATTCCACAGAGCTAAACACTCCCAGACACCTTGCAGACGCTGCTTTGCATCCGGTTCTAGAGTAGAGGTTATCGTGATCCCGTTACGGGTCATATCTTCTGCTACGGTGTCCACTGCCGCACCGACCAGCCATGATGAACGGTAAGCTGAGTCAATTAATGACCGCTCAGCGCTGATCTTGTCAGGAAAGGGACTTTCACTGCCGGAAAATGCTGGCACACGAATGCCTGGTAGCAACGTTACACCACCGTTACCCAGCTGAGTTGCCATGGTATTCGTAGGCTGACTATTGAGTGAGGTATCTGTTACCATTCTCTCGCCCTATGTGATTGATAGTATTTAATAAAATATGTTTATTCGAGGTTGCCCTTCCCGGTTGAAAATCAACGAGAACCAGTAACCGTCACGGTAAAATCGTGAAGATCTTTTCTGAAGTACAAACAAAAAAGCCCTTCACGCAGAGGAGAAGGGCTTCAGGTGGCTGAGTTCAAGATACAACTCTTTGACCTTATAGTTGTTACTATACCAGCTAATCTGATTAATTCAACACTTTTTTGTTGTTATATTTGTTGTGGGTAAAAAAATACCGCCTTGCGGCGGTATCTCGGGAAAGCATGGGGAAAGCCTCTTCAAGCGCTAACTGCAGTCTCGGTATAAGAGAAGATCTGCCCGGCAATGAAGGCCTCGGCGATACGCAGCAGGTTGGCAACATAGCTCTGAGCTTTACCGATCTCTTTTGCCAAACGGTTCTGGCTGACACGATAAACATAGTGAGCGATAATCAATTTATAAGCCAATAAATCAAAGCGTTTCAGCCCCGCAACGGCTGCATCGATCAGCATACCCTCTTTGTCATCAATGCGAGTTCGGTTGGAATTGCTCATCGGCAACGCTTCCTGAAAAGTGATATTTACCGTTGAATATTCGGTTCCCAGATGACAACGAGCCCAGTTGCCCCACGTCTCGAGGCTGTCCTTTACATTGTTCATTTATTCTCCAATACAGGCTAACTATCGTTGTTGTATGTTACATACTTATAGTTGTTGAATCAATATAACCAAGTTGTGCCAACCCCCACAGGTTGTTATTGTACTTTTTTCATTTATAATCTGGGGAACAGGAGACGAATTATGCAAACTTTAGGTGAACGCCTAGCGAAACGGCGCGAGCAGCTCGGCTTGAGCCAAAAAGCCCTGGCAGAAAAGGTGGGGGTCAGTCAGCAGTCCATCAATAAAATCGAGACTGGGCAAACCCGATCGCCACGCAATCTGGAGAAGCTGGCTGAAGCACTTTCGGTCACCTCGCAGTGGCTGTTGTTTGGCGAGGCAAACGCCGCAACGGCCTTACCCGAGCTCGATGAAATCAAAGAGAGCCGCTTACGCGTCGAAGAGTGGGAGTCGATGGAGCAGGATCACAAAGAGTTCATCGATATCCCGGTGCTAGACGTTGAGGCGTCAGCGGGCAGCGGTGCCATGCCCGAAGAAGAAAGGGAAATCTATCGCCTGCCGTTTCGGCGCTATACCCTACGCCGCTTGGGGGTGAATGCCCGTGATGCCCGGGTTGTCAGAGTCATTGGCAATAGCATGGCACCGCTGTTGCGCAGCGGCGATGTGGTCGGGATTGATACCGCGAATCAGTTTCCAATCAATGATGGTGATTATTATGCGATCCGGGATGGGGATTTAATCCGCGTCAAGCAGTTGGTGGCCAAGCCTGACGGTGGGGTGATCATCAAGAGCTTTAATAGTGCTGAATATCCCGATGAGTCTCTGAATCGTCAGGAGTTTGAACAGCGCATCCATATTATTGGCCGGGTTTTCTGGTCTTCGACTCTCTGGTAAACACAATGAGGGGTTCTCCCCCTCATTGTCAGCCATCTTACCCCTCGTGCAAGCCACACTCGCGCTTCAGGCCGAAGAAGCGGGTTTCCTCCTCCTTCATGCCCTCTTCCCATTTACGGGTGGTGTGCGTATCCCCCACCGATAGATACCCTTTTTCCCACAGCGGGTGATAACTCAGCCCGTGCTCGGTCAGATACTGGTAAATCTGGCGATTATCCCAGTCGATGATCGGCAAAATCTTGAACACCCCGCGTTGCACCGCCAGCACCGGCAGGTTGGCACGGCTGCCGGACTGTTCGCGGCGTAAACCGGCGAACCAGGTCTGCGCGCCCAGCGTTTCCAGCGCGCGATTCATTGGTTCAACCTTGTTGATCTGATTGTATTTCTCAATCCCCTCAACGCCCTGCTCCCACAGTTTACCGTAACGTGCTTCCTGCCAGGCCGGTGACTGCTCGGCACGGAACACGTGCAGATTGAGCTGCAGTTTGTCGGCCAGTTGATCGATAAACTGATAGGTCTCTGGGAACAGGTAACCGGTATCGGTCAGGATCACTGGGATATCCGGCTTGATGCGGGTGACCAGATGCAAGCAGACAGCCGCCTGAATACCAAAGCTGGAAGAAAGCACAAATTCACCCGGCAAATGCTCCAGCGCCCAGGCGACTCGTTCCTGCGCCGAAAGGTGTTCCAACTGACCATTGACTACCGCCAGTGCCAGCGCCTGCCCTGATTTTGGCAAAGCATTTAGCGCTACCAGATCGAGTTCAGCCAT